TTCGTTCATCGCTTGAATGAAGTGGTTGCGATGTTGGAAAAGAAAGAGTTATTGCCGGCGCTCTTCTTTGTTCTGAGCCGAAAGCAATGTGAATCCTATGCGTCAAAAATAGAACACAGTCTTCTGGATTCATCTGATACTGCCACAGTGAAACATATTATTACCTTTCATCTCCATCGTCATATGAAAGACTTAGAGAAAGTTCCACAATATCATCAAATCTATGAATTATTAATTCGTGGAGTGGCATTTCATCATAGTGGCTTGTTACCCATTCTGAAAGAAATCATTGAGATTCTATTCACGAAGGGATTTGTGAAGTTGATGTTCTGTACTGAGACATTTGCGGTGGGCCTGAATATGCCGACAAAAACAGTGTTGTTTGCTGGTTTCAAGAAATACGATGATACGTATGGCTCGATGCGCATGTTACGAAAGGATGAATATTTCCAGATGGCAGGTCGAGCAGGACGACGAGGAAAGGATGATAAGGGTGTAGTGATTTACTTGCCGGATCGTGAACCTGTTTATCCTGAGGAAATGGAAATGATGATGAAAGGATCCCGTCAGCCGGTTCAGAGTCGCATGGATTTCCATTATGACTTCCTTTTGAAAACGCTCCAATCATCGGCACCAAATCAATCACTCAAATGGCTTGAACTCATGGAACAGAGTTATTGGTTTCAGCAACGTCAGACCGAAAAAGAAGAGGTAGAACAGAAATTGATGGAATGTGTAGCGGAAAAGCAGAAATTGAATCTGATGGAGCCATTCCTGACAGGATGTGTGAAGCGAATTCAATTGGAGAAAAAGATTAAGGCGACTGTGAATGCGGAACGCAAACAAGTTCAAAGAGAATTGGATAGTTTGAAGAATTCACAGATGGGTCCAAAGTGGACAAAGGCAATGGCTGATTATCATATTCTAGAGTCATTAGAGCATGAACAGAAAGAACAAGAAAAACAACTTGCGGAATTGGAACAGCACCAACATAACATTCAACCAGTCGTCGATTTCCTACATCATCTTGGATACCTTCGTCATAACGATGCTCAAACATTGACAAATGAGGATATGGGGCTAAAGGCGATTTTAGCAACAGAGGTGAATGAGGGTCATCCGATTCTTATGACAGAACTCTATGTAGAGCGGACTCTTCATGAGTTATCAGGAGATGAGCTGGTTACTGTACTCGCCGCATTCCAAGAAAAGAAAGAAACAGAGGAACAGAAATCACTATCGGAGCTTCATGTCAATGCGAAGGTAGTTCATGCGCTGAAAACAATTGAACAAATGGCGAAATCCTTTCAGGAAATCGAACAGAAAATTGGATATCCAGTAGAAGGGTATTGGAACACTTCTACTATGATGGTGGAGCCAGTACAACGATGGATGGAAGGCGAGCATGCATCCGTCATTTGCGCAGAGTATGATATCTTTGAAGGTAACTTTATTCGAACCATTCTCAAAATTGCGAATATGTTAGATGAATGGTTGTCGATGGCTACTTACTGCCAACACACGGAACAAGTAGAGAAAATCACGGAGGTCAAATCTCGCTTGATTCGTGATGTAGTTGTGTCAGACAGTTTGTACTTGCGACTCTAATGACGCTTAGTATAACAACGGGTACGCTTATTTTTCTTTCGTGTTCCGCCCAATCGTTGTTTACTTTTTACAAATACACCAGGAAACGCATTATGTAATTCAGACACATTAATAGAACGTTGAAATAAACCACCATTTTCAATTGGCAAATTTCGAATTCGTTCAAATGAGATTATATTTTGTTCAGGTGTAACATGTCCTGTATATCGATTAAAAAATCGGTCGGTTGTTGTATTCGCAAGAAGAGGATTAAAGATTTCGTCGTTTTCCGCATGATTTGATACGGCCTTTATGCCACGAATCTTCTCAATATTTTCAGGAGTACCAATTGGCAATGCTTCTCCAAAATCAATTAGAACACATCGTTCTACTATATTGTCTCGTTGAACAACATATACATTTTTCGGTTTAAGATCACGATGTACATAACCAGCCTTATGTAACGCATGAACACATTGTTCTAATGATGATACAATGATACTTGAATCTTGTTGGTATGTTTCGCTATTTTTATTTTTTTGAATCCAGACATTAAGAGGCAATCCTGGCAGATATTCAAAAACAAAATATGCCTGAAATTCATATTTCATATTCATTACATTGTAAAATAGATACGTTCCAATACATTTTGAGACGTATTCAGGTATCTTTTCAGTAAGTTCGATATTAACATTCAATTCATGTTTAATAGATTGAATCGTTTCAATGATCTTTTTCTGTTGTTTTTCTTTTTGATTTTCTCGCGATGTAAAATTACCTGAATCTTTCATCGATTTAATGATATAACGCGGACCATTGGAATCTCGATAAATAAATGCCGTTCCAGATGATCCCTCCCAGGTTTCCTTTGGTAATGAATGATATTGTGCTAGATTGTCATAAAAGGATAATGGAATTGTTCCAGTAATAACGGTTGATTCTAATGTACTTTCACTCCAATTAGGATGTCTGGTCATCGCTGTAATACTAGGAACAACCGTCATAGTAGATAACGATGAAATAATATTTTTAATGTTTTTTTCAACATTACTATTTGCCAATAATAAACGAGAAGAATCTGGAAGTTTGTTGACATATGCCCTTATTTTTGTTTTACGTGTAATACCCTTAAAAGACTTCAAATCTTTTATGATATCATTCACTGTTTTTTCAGCCATCTTCTATTCTATCTTTTTATTTATTCCACGACTGAAAGAGTTTTTCAATTGACTCGCGAATGGGGATAATGTTTGGACAAAGTTCAAGTAATCGAGAGGAATCGAGTTCATTATTGGAGCGTTCGGATAATAGAATCTTAGCTTGTTCTTCAATCGTAAAATTCTTCCATGTAAATGATGGATCTACATATTTTTTGTATAATTCTAAAATCTCATTATGAGAAATAGTACCTGGATTGGTAAGATTAACCGTACCAGTCGTTTGTTGAGTGGCAAGTTGAATCATAATCGGAATCATATCTTCTAATACGGTCATACTGTTGGGAATGCTACAGATTTTTTCATAAGTGGTAATTTTTGTAATAAAATTACGATGATGATGAAATCCAACAATCGGCATACGAATACGAAGATTTAAGACGGAATCGGAGAAGAAATGCATAAGACGGTCAGTGAATCCTTTAACAGTAGAGTATCCACTTCCAAAAAAATTAGGAAGACTTTCTTCAGTAAAATTTGTTTCACCTGGACGGTCAGTAAAAATACAACCAGTACCAAGATACGTAACGTGAATACCATATTTTTTGCCTAGAATAGCAAGAACAAGAGGTGCATACAAGTTATCACGGACATTTTCTACGAGTTTACCCTTTTGTTCCAAGTAGTCTATGGTGGAATAACCAGGTCCATGAGTACGCCCAATGAAGCAGAGAATTCGATCTGGTTTAGTGTATTGAATCTCTGCTTCTACATCCTTCTCATGATCCGCACGTGCCCGCGCTTCGATAACCCTTTCACGATTAGAACGAAGAATTGCGGTTACCATTCCACCAATCCATCCCTCACTTCCATAAATAAGCCACTTCATATTAATACTATGAAGACATATATTGTTTAGATTCTTTACTAATAAGTTAACCATCTAAAGAATGACACTAACTAATAACTAAAGATGTCACGTGTATGGTATGAGCTTGAGATTTTGGCACAGGATGCATCCCAGGAGTTTTATCCGATTGCGATGATGAATCGCAATGATTCAAATGCTGGATTTGATTTGTTTTCGTCGGCAGATGTTCATGTGGAGCAAACACCGGTCTTGATTCCGTTTGGAATCACGGTGCGTCTGTTGAAGGTAGAGCCGATGCCAAATGGTACATCAAATGATGTAGTGAAGACAGATAGCCACTTTTTGTTGATGCCACGTTCATCTATTTATAAGACGGGTCTGATGATGGCAAATTCAACAGGCGTCATTGATAAGAGTTATCGTGGTGAGCTCAAAGCCCCGGTTTGGTCTATGACAGGTAATTCAACGGTTCAAAAGGGCGAACGTTTGTTTCAAATTGTCGCACCTGATATGGGATGGATTCGTCATGTTCGCCTAGTTGATTCACTTCCTGATACAGAGCGTGGAGCGGGTGGATTTGGTTCGACTGGAAAGTAATTGATATAAAGCATATAAATACAATATTCATAGAACGATGAGAAATCATTTTAATGAATGTTTTGATAAGCATAGTTTTCAAGAATTAAATAGTATCGATTTGTCGATTTTATCAAGAGCAATTTCGTTTTATTCTACAAAATATACACATACAAACCCTATCTTTTTTGATGTAGGAACCAATGCGGGTAGTTTTGTAAATGCGCTTCAACAGGCAGGAATTACACAACAGATTTATTGTTTTGAACCCCATCCAGTGATTAGTGTAAAAACAAAAGAAACATATCCATACGTGATAATGAATCAACAGTGTTTAGGAAATGTGAATAGTATGATCGATATTTATATTCCAAAATGGAGTGTTGGCCTCAGTAGTATTATAAATCGACCTGTATTTTCTACATTAAATCAAGAGATAGATATACTAAATGTAAAATGCGAGACAATTGATACATACTGTGAGAAAAATAATATTGATTATATTAGTTTGATTAAAATCGATGTAGAAGGAGCAGAAAAAACAGTTATGGAAGGAGCATCGCGTATGTTACAACAAAATAAAATTGTATGTGGACTATTTGAAGTAGGTCAAACCTTAACAGATGCGCAAACAAGTGAGCAAGAAATTATTGAAATGTTAGAAGAATATGGTTATGTAGTAGATAATACATTTGAGCAGGCAAACTATCTGTTTTACTTACCATAATATAAAGAATTGTGATATCATATGTATAAGATGAAATTATTACACATTCAATGGGCTCATCCACGTAATGTTGAATTTATGGTACGAGCATGCCATGAATTCAATATTGAGTATCATTATACAGACGACCCAAATCCACAAGATCAGCAATATGATATGATTTGGTCACCATCTAATTGGATCAATCCAGAATGTTATCCAAATTCAAAGATTTTATTTGGCCCCCATTTCTGGGTGTTTCCTACTGCGGATCATCCTTTTTTTATTCATGCAAAGCCAGAACATGCTTCTCGATGTATCTATGTTTGTCTAAGTGACTGGGTAAAATCATTATATGAAGAGTTTGTTCCAATCACTACCATTCCATTTGTACCGTTCCCTTTTGGATTATCGATTGAATCAAAACAAAAAACAATTGAATATGATTGTATGATTTATTATAAGGCACGACATCCTTCCCATCTTGATTTCGTAACTCATTTTGTAAAAGAAAAAGGACTCCATTATAAAGTATATCAATATGGCTCCTATGAACGCAATGACTATATTTCTAATGTACGTAATGCGCGTTTTGTAATTTGGATTGGATGTCATGAATCACAAGGGTTTGCATTAGAAGAATGTTTAGCTACAAATACACCAATATATGTATATGATGTTAGATCTATGAAGGATGAATATGTAAATGGATATTACCCTTATCATCATCATTCACAACAGATGTTGGCAACTTCTGCTCCCTATTGGAGTGATATGTGTGGAATGAAAGTACATTCAAAGGAAGAGTTTGAAACACGATTTACTGAATTTATAGATAAAGTACCAACTTATCAACCTGAGAATTATGTACAATCTGCGCTAACAGATCAAGTCTGTTTTCAACGGATCCTAAATCGACTGTATCGCATAGAAGACCTTGTAACACATCGCGGAACGCATGTTGAAATGGTTCAAAGACTCGATGGAACAATCGCATGTTATATGGATGGAGAAATTCAAAGCTGTGAATCAGATGAAGCAGTGTATCACGAAGCACTAGTTCAACCTGTGATGTTAGCGGTATCGAATCCAAAGAGAGTATTGATTGTAGGAGGAGGAGAAGGAGCTACCTTGCGAGAAGTGCTGAAATGGCCCACTGTAGAAAAGGTAGATATGATTGATTGGGATAAGGATATACTCCATTTATTTCAGACAAAATATCCTCAGTGGGCGAAAGGGGCATGGAATGATCCACGTGTTACGATACGAACCGATGATATTATGGAGGTCATAAAAGAGAATCACGATCAAACGTATGATGCGATTATTGTGGATTTGTTTGATCCAACAGAAGAAACACTGCCAGCAATGAAAACAATTCTTTTGAATCTAAGTCATTGGGTTGTACAAGATGGTTCAATGGTAGCGTATATGGGAATGAAACAAACTCTACTACCTGATCAAGAATGGTTTAAGAGGACGCTTCAAATGTATGTTCATGAATCGATGACACAATATTATGCGTATATACCCTCATTTGAGGGTAATAGTTTTTTCTTGTTATTCCATTCTAGTGCGTAGAAGGTGTTTTCCAAGGAGTGTATTCTTTTGATTCCTCTTTATGGAAAATAGGCTGGAAAGTAGTAATGGGTACAAAAATACCTTTGTCTTGTTGTTCACGTTGTTTAATCAAATCATTTAAGCTTTTCTGATTTTCGTCATGTAATGCTTTATTACTAGGACGATCTGCGACGGACATTTTATGTTTATCAAACTTGCGCATTCCACATACAAATCCACTCATGTTTCTCAATCCTCCGATTTAAAATTTGAGGATCGATCTACATTCAGAATAAATCACACACCATGGATCATCTTACCAAACTTTGGGGCAATCCGCTTGATCAACCTCCTTCCTCTCTTCGGGGGATTCTTCAAACCACCGATCAAGATCGGTTTGTGATCTTGAGTGACACGGGCGATCAACTCCATGAATTCAAAGGCTCTAAAGCAGCGAATAAATGTCTTCCAGGGGATCATGTGGCATGGGTAAACAATCAATGCGAATTGGAATTGCGAGATCAGCATCCATTGATCGTTGGAACCTTAGAACTAACCAGTAAATCAACATATGGTATGACCAAACGCAAACATTTAATGTATCTCTTTACTCCCTATGACAAAAAATATCCTCATTTCATTGTCGGATCGTCGGAAACGGATCGATCACAGAATCGGATTGCATTGATTACATTGGAAGATTGGACAGGGACCTTTCCAAGAGGATCGATTCAACACATGCTTGGACCATCGGGATCGGATCACGCGGAGCGAGAAGCATTGATCTGGCAAGCGTGCCCTTGGAGATATCCGAAATATAATTATCAAGCCACGCTTCATTCAAATTATCCTCGTACTCATCTTACAGGTTATACCTTTCACATTGATCCAGAAGGATGTCGAGATGTGGATGATGTGTTTACCTTTGAAAAGATAGAGAAAGGGTGGAATGTAACAATTACAATTAGTGATGTCGCATCATATATTGAAGATGGAGATGCAGTGGATATTATGGCTTCATTGATTGGTCAAACGTTGTATGATACAGATGGAAAAGTCCTACGTCCCATGCTCCCCACAGAGTATTCAGAGAAGACATGTTCTTTACTTCCAGGAAAAGACTCACATGGCATTTCATTACAATTTGTATGGGATGGTCAAACCATTTCGGATAAAAAATGGTTTCATTCGACGTTGCGAGTGAATACGACCTATTCCTATGAGGAGTTTCAAATATGCGATTCACCTTATCGTCAACCACTTCGTGACATTGCGACTTACCTTGCCGGCGAGCCAACGGATGACGCGCACGACTGGGTGGCACAAATGATGATTCTCTATAATACAGAAGCAGGACGAATGTTAAAAACATCAGGTCAAGGAATTCTGCGACGTCATTCTGCTCCGAATCGTGAAAAACTAGAGAAATATAAGACTCATCTTCCAGAATTAGAGAAACTGGCATTTTCCTCTGCGGAGTATTGTTTGGCAGAAGAAACGGATACGCAACACTATGGTCTTATAACAGATACCTATGCGCATGCTTCTAGCCCCATTCGTCGATATGCGGATTTGGTGAATCAACGCGTGTTATCATTATTGATTCAAGGAAAAGATGATCGTTTTATTGTTCCTCAGGCAATGTATGATATGAACCTTCGTGGAAAAGCAGTTAGACGATTTCAGAGAGACATTGATTTCTTACAAGCAATTCAAACAGGAAAGACAACCTTTCAGGCAATCATTATGGACCATATTCCATTAGACAATGGATGGATCAAAATCAAACTCTATGTTCCTATGTGGAAACGTATGATCTCTACTCGATATCAGATTGTATCTGAAAATATTGTTTTATCGCGTGATGAAACTCGTGAGATTGATATTACATTATATCGTGAAGTACAAATTCAATGTGCCTTTTCACCAAATGCGAGAAATTGGAAAGAGCGTGTTGTCATCAATTTATTATAATATAAACACTGTATATATTTTTATTAACAGAATGGATGATATGATATTTGATTTTCACATATGGCTTAATTATAGGCAACCAACGATGCCTGCGAATCGATGTCCATTATACCATGTTGTTCAACAACGCAATCGTAAAATTTACCCTTTTATCCAATATATTCATTCTTTTTTTAAATAATACTATCAAAATTGGATTGTATATGAAATCGGTAAAATTGACGCGAGAAAGAGTCTAGAGCTTAGACAACAGTTTCTATCTCCAAGACAGAATGCCTGCAGGTTTCAATCAAGCTTCTTCTGATATCGAGTCGGTGGTTGGCGTTCAGTTCAGTATCCTTTCCCCTGAGGAGATTGAGCGCAGTTCGGTGGTAGAAATCACCTCGCAAACCCCGTATGAAGGTAACGAGCCAAAGATCGGTGGCCTCTTTGATCCTCGCATGGGTGTCTTAGAAAATGGAAAAACGTGTCGTACCTGCGGTCAAACGAATCATGCGTGTCCCGGTCATTTTGGCCATTATCGCCTGACTCGTCCCGTGTACTACATCCAGTTTCATGGCATGATCATGAATGTTCTGAAGTGTATCTGTATCCGTTGCTCAAAACTTCGAATTGACAAGGAACTTCACAAGGATCTTCTTCTTCGAAAGGGAGAGGCGCGCTGGAAGGAAGTTCTTGCATTGTCTTCCAATATCAAGCGTTGCGGTCAGGAGTGTGAAGATGGTTGTGGTGCGCCTCAACCAGATAAGTTTACCCGCGAAGGCATTGCTCGTATTGTGGCGCATTATAATGAATTGAAACAACAACAACCGTTGGAAGTGGAGTATGTTCATCGTCTGTTCCGCCGTATCAGCGATGAGGATGTCGACTTCATGGGTCTGAGCCGTTACTGGTGCCGTCCGGATTGGATGATTTGTACGGTTCTGCGCATTCCGCCGCCACAAGTGCGCCCGTCGGTCGTCCAGGACAACAACCAGCGCTCAGAGGATGATTTGACCCACAAACTCTTTGATATCATTAAAAATGACAAAACCCTACAATCAAAAATCGAAGGCGGCTCAAGCAAAAATGTCATTGATGAGATGACGAATGTGGTCCAATATCACGTGGCGACGTTGGTGGACAATGAGATTCCTGGTGTGGCGCCGTCGGCGCAGCGCAGTGGTCGTCCGCTCAAGTCCATTCAACAGCGTCTGGGTGGCAAGGAGGGACGTATTCGTTACAACATTCAGGGCAAGCGTGTGGAGTTCTCGGCTCGTTCGGTCATTACACCGGATCCGAACTTGAGTGTAGCGGAAATCGGTGTTCCGTTGGAGATTGCGATGAACTTGACCAAGCCGGAGCGTGTAACGCCTTACAACTTGGACATGCTCTACAAGCTGATTCAGAATGGACCTGACAAGTGGCCAGGTGCGAAGACCATTGTGCGAAAGGACGGTCGCATGATTTCGTTGAAACACGTGAACACGAAGGAGATTGTCTTGTACAACGGAGATGTGGTGAATCGCCACTTGTTGGATAAGGACATTCTACTGTTCAATCGTCAGCCGACCCTTCATAAGATGTCGATGATGGGTCACCGAGTGAAGGTGCTACCGTACAAGACGTTCCGCATGAATGTTCTCTGTACTCGTCCTTACAATGCCGATGGACATCGGGAATATAAAGCATAGACATCATAGAGAGATAGAAAGATGTCCGGCGTAATTTATCAGATTATTTGTCAGTCAACGAAGATGGCCTATATTGGCCAAGCTACACAATATAAATACAAACAAGGCAAGCCATACAACTATGGAGCATCGGGTCGTTGGAACGACCATGTCGCAAGTTCAAAGTCTCGAGAGACTCCCTTGTGTCAAGCCATAAAGCAGTATGGACGAGATGATTTCAAAGTAGAAGTTCTGGAAGAAGGACCTCTAGAAACCCTTGATGAAAGAGAAGCACAGTACATCTCCGAACGCAATACCACGTATCCAAATGGATACAATGTAGCATCACATTCACGAAACCGTCATCGAGAAACATCGAATCTTCATGTATTCTACGAAGGCAAAGTGAGGTCGGCCATCATCTCTCCCATTCGAAAGAATGGTGAACTGAAATTGGCATACGTGTACCTTACATTGAATGATGATACGCAAGAACGATTAACGTTTGGACAAAAAGGAGATGGTACCTACGAGGATACAATTCAAGAAGTAACGCAGTTTCTTGAACAATTACAGTGTCCTTATACTACATCCACTGCGAGTAGTACAGTGCTATCTGAGAAGTACGCTTCAAAGCTGGAAGAGTTCAAGGATAAAGAAATTACCTCGGTTCGTATCACAAGTGCATCCAATTTGATTGCGGTCTATATTGGAACAAGTGAGATGAAATTGAGCAAGGAACATAAACGGATTTGCTTCGGAGGAAAGACAGTTTCAAAAGAAGATGCCTATGAGATTGCTAAACAATTCGTGACTGAATTAACTATATCTGAAAATGTGCTACATGATTCCATTCAATGTCGGCAACAGGTGACTGCTTGATAGGGTGTTGTACCATCTATCAGGGAAAACAGTGTAAGTACAACTATGGGTTATCACTCTCCATGATAATCTGTAATATAATCATCTAGTGTCAAGGGCAAATGCCCGAGATGCGAGACCCTCAAATTCAGGGAAACCCCTAAAGCTTATGACTACGAACCACTCTTTGAAAAGAGGGTGGGGCAGCGGATAACGACCGCAACGAGAACGTAACAACGTCATGAGATGTGAGCCGTGCGAGGTAAACAATGGGCAATCCTGAGCCAAGTGCTAAGGTATCGGTAATACGATTCTATGCATGCTGTGCAACGAGTAGATGTGGGTCGGTTTTCGACTACGGGAAATCCGTATTAGAAGGCTTAAGGTGTATTCTAGTCCCTTTCCGAAAGGTAAGGGTAGTAACGTTTGATGGAGACGAAATGAACGCGCATATCCCTCAGAGCTATGAGGCAACAGTAGAACTAGAAGAAATAGCGGCTGTGCCACACCATATTATTACACCCCGTCATGCGAAGCCAATGATTGGTGTGTACCAGGATACGCTGGTAGGTTCATATCGTTTGACTCAGCCAGGCATTGAGTTCACACAACGAGAGTTTATGAACTTGATGATGTGGAACAAGCGATTTGATGGTACGATGCCGACGGCACGTATTCAGGATCGTAAGCGATGGACGGGTCAGCAGGTACTGGGCGCATTGATGCCACCAATTAACTTGGAAATGTCAAACAAATCATTTGATAAAGATAAGGGCGATACGAGCGACTCCATTAACTATGTGAAGATTGTTCAAGGTGATATCACACAAGGTGTGGTGGATGGTGACATTTATATGAAGCCATCGAAGGGTATCATCCATGTAGCGTACAATGACCATGGTCCGAAGGAGACGGTTGATTTGCTGGATTCGTTACAAAATACCGTTGAAAACTTCCTCGTACTGAACGGATTCAGTGTGGGTATCAGCGATTTGATTGCTGATGAGGAGACAAACAACACCATTCGTGAAAAGATTCAAGAACGTAAAAAGCAGGTCGAACAGGTGATTCTCCAGGTTCACTTGGACTTGTTCGACAATAATACAGGAAAAACCAATCAACAGGAATTTGAGGACCAAATCTTTGGCATTCTCAATCAGGCTACTTCCGATGCGGGTTCGACAGGTCAGCAGTCCTTGTCGAGTGAGAACCGATTGTTGGCAATGGTCCGTTCTGGTTCAAAGGGTGAGCCATTGAATGTGGCGCAGATGATGGCCTGTCTGGGTCAGCAGGCCATTGAAGGTAAGCGTGTTCCGTATGGATTTACGGATCGCACCCTTCCGCATTATAAGAAATACGACGATAGTTCGGAAGCACGTGGATTCATTGAGTCCTCCTTTATTCGTGGTCTAACTCCGCAACAGTTCTTCTTTCACGCCATGTCAGGCCGTGAAGGTTTAATTGATACGGCTGTGAAGACTGCTGATACAGGTTATATTCAACGTCAGCTGATTAAGTCGATGGAGGACCTCACGGTTCAACACGATGGAACGGTACGTGATACAAATAACAATATTATTCAATTCCATTATGGCGAAGATGGTATCAACCCTGTGAAGATTGAGATTCAGAGCTATCCGATTGGAAAGCTATCACATGAGTCGATTCAAATGGAGTTCGGTATGCGAAATGTAGACTGGAGTACTGTACTCAAGGATGGCGTAGTTCGTGAGAATGATTCAGGTATCTTGGCGGAATATGTCGATGAGTTAATTCATGACCAGTTCATGATGGTAGAAGAAGTATATCAGAAGAAATCACTGGATGGTGGAAGTGTATTTGCTCCTGTGAATCTGGCGCGTTGGATTCTAAACATTCGAAACCGATTTGCGTTGAAGAAGGATGAGAAGACTGACTTGACTCCGAAGATGGTATTGGATGGTCTTCGCAAGGTGATGGACCGCACCCATCCGCACCACAAGATTTGGTGTGCGTTGTTGCGATTCCATCTTGCCCCGCATAAGCTTATTATTGAGGAGCGCTTTACGAAGGATGCATTCGAGGTTCTGATGGAGTTGATTGTGGTAAGTCACATGAAGTCATGGGTTCAGCCAGGTGACCAGGTGGGTATTGTGGCGGCCCAGTCGATTGGTGAGCCGGCTACACAGATGACATTGAATACCTTTCATCAAGCAGGTGTAGCTTCGAAATCTGCGGTGACTCGAGGTGTACCTCGTCTGCGTGAGTTGTTGAAGGTGACACAAAATCCGAAGGCGACTTCGCTAACGATTTACATGAAGCCAGAGTATCGCAATAACAAGGAAAAGGCGCGTGAGGTTGTACAGGATTTGGAATTGACTGTTCTGCGTAACATCACAGACAAAGTGGCGATTTACTGGGATGAAAAGGATGAAACCACTGTGGTGGAGGAAGATAAGGAGCTGATGAAGTTCTACCAGTTGTTTGAGCAGGGCTTACTGGATGATGAGGAGGTTGATAAAGAGGCATTGTCGAAGTGGGTGCTCCGTCTGGAACTCAACCGCGAGGAGATGTTTAATCGTAACATTTCCATTCAGGAGGTCGTATCGGTCATCAAGACACAGTTCAGCAGTGAGGACATCAATGTCGTGTATAGCGATTATAACTCGAGCAAGCTAGTCATGCGTATTCGCATTCCTAACAAGTCAGACAAGGATCGTGACACTTCATCGCAGTTGGATGATTTCACAAATCTGAAGAAGTTTCAGAACAAGCTGTTGAATAGCATTGTGATTCGTGGTCTACCAGGTATTAAGGCGGTTACGTTTCGTAATGACAAGCAGTATGTGGAAATGAAGAATGGCAAGTATGAGCAGGTCGAGCAGTTTGTATTGGACACAGATGGCTCTAACTTTATTAAGGTCATGAATCATCCAGCGGTAGATGGCACGAAGCTGTATTCTACCAACGTATGGGATGTCTATGAAGTCTTAGGAATTGAGGCCACTCGTGCGATTCTGTTTAATGAAATCAATGGTCTATTTGAGAGTGTAGGTGTGAACTATCGACATCTGTGTTTGTTGTGCGATGTGATGACACGATTTGGTCGTTTGATGTCGATTGATCGTTATGGCATCAACAAGAATGATATTGGTACATTGGCAAAGGCATCATTTGAAGAGACAGAGAAGATTCTGTTGAAGGCTGCATTGTTTGGTGAGGTAGACCCTGTGACGGGTGTATCGGCAAACATCATGATGGGTCAGGCGATTCGTGGTGGAACGGCATTCTCACAAATCTTGCTGGATGACCAGATGTTGCCTGAATTGTTGAAGGAGATTGATGTAGAGAAGAATAAGCTCGAGGATGAAGAAGAGGGTGATTTGTCACAGCTGGATGAATCGAGTATCCCGCTATCAGATCCTTGCGCGAAGACACAATTTCAGATGAATATGGTCATGCCACAAGCAAAGGCAATGATGGACGAGGACGACATTGAAGTCAATATTCTGGCATAAATTAACTTATATAATAAAATATATATCTAATAAAATAATGACATACTATTTTTATTAGGTATAAAGGCCGACAACGATGATAGGTTATGGAATCACAGGCTCTACATGAACATTCTTGGGAGAGCATTCGATTGTATGGAAGAACTCAAATACTAGGAATACCTATTTTAGAATCGAATCAACAAGAACATGTGTTAAGTGAAGAAGAAAAATCACTTCATAAGTGTCGAAATCGAATCAATGTATATGAAGAGACTCTGTTGAATGGTAGAAATTGGGAATACTATAAGAAAATTGTAAATCCATATGAACTTGTATATACGCAGAAGAAATATCAGAATTTTCCTGAATCCATGTGTTTTCTAAAACCACTCTCCCGTTCCTATTTTAAAATGATTGAAATGGCAGATTTGATTCACTTTTTTCAGATGTTTCCAGGGGAGAGTATTCGAAGTGCGCATGTATGTGAAGGGCCAGGAGGATTTATTGAGGCGCTATTTGAAGAAGCTACAAAATACAATCGTAAAATGCATATGAGTATCGCAATGACACTGAAATCAAAACGAACAAATGTTCCAGGATGGAAACGAGCTACCTATTTTTTACAGAAAAATAAGAATGTTCGTATTATTTTTGGAGAGGATGACACAGGAGATATCATGAAACCTGAAAATCAACAATATTTTATTGATTATGCGACAAATGTAGAATATGGTGGTAAAGTTCATATTTTTACAGCAGATGGTGGATTTGATTTTTCATGCGATTATACGAAACAAGAGCAAATGGTATTTCCATTATTATTGGCATCTGTAAAAATTGGTGTAGAGACATTGAAAGTAGGTGGCGTATTTATACTAAAACTATTTGATTTCTATGATGATGCAACGGTAGACTTGCTATTTTTCTTGTCCCACTTTTTTGAGGAATGGACATTATATAAACCAGGAATGAGTCGTCCATGTAATCCAGAACATTATTTTATTGGTAAGGGATTTATTGGATGTTCGGATCATGCATTAGATGTACTTCGGTTATGGTGTAGTATGGTAGAGAATCATCAGCCATTGGATCAGTTATTTCAAGTCGATCGTAGTACAAACTCATTTTATGGAACGATTGATCAATTGAGGAAAAAATCGTTCCATACACAAACGGCGTATCTGGAACGAGTCTTTGATATGATTGAAAAGAATGATGATGAACAAATTCGGTCACAGTTAACACATCATGAAAAAACCAGTTATGATTGGTGTATTCGATTTAATGTCCCGATGTACGCGCACCGCCGCCGTTTAATTGAGGAGTCACAAAGCGATCGACCAATTTCTTGCCAATAGCAACGGATGCTTGATGTTGTGAGATATTACCTTGTGCCATGCGATCTAACATAGAAAGCATACTTTGAATAGGGGCAAGGTCTTGTTTTTGAATGAGTTTTTTGAACAGTTCTGGATATTGTTCCACAAACTCAGGTACGCGTTTTTTAATACTCTCTTCAGAATCTCCTTGAGCCATCCAACGGGCAACATCTTGTACCATGGCTCGTACAAAACGAGCACGTTCAGCTGGATTATAATCCATGGGGCGGGCTTCGGCTTCAGCGGTGGCTTCTTCAATACTTTGACGTTGAACAGCGGGCAATGGTTTGTTCTGTTTCGACATCGCAATCTGAAAGAGAATAGAAAATGCGTTTTATATTAACACACGGTAGAGATGAACTCTTCAGCGGAAGTGGTTCCAAATGATCCGTCTACTGTAAATGTATTGAAGTCAAAACAAGTCTCACCGCTTCCCATTGGTCCCGGAGGGAAGAATGCTACCAAAAATCAGATGAATGATACGAATACTCAATTAACGATGCTCGCAGCGCAAGCAACCGCAAATACGTTATATGATCCACCTGTTCCTAAACCAATTACAAAACAATTGATTCAGCCATTTTGTTCCGGCCTCCCCATGCCTGACCCTACTTCATTCATATTGGTTGTTGCGGGATTCTTAATTGTGTATGGCATGGTTTCGAAATAGTATCGGACTCGAATAGAATGGACTTCTTTGGAGGTGATCGATGGGAAGATGATAGTGATGATGAATATCAACAAAATGATCAACCCCCCAATGGAATTGATAAAGAGTTTGCAAAAAATGTATTAGATGTGAAGCATAAACTATATGATGAAACAGTATTATCACCAAAAATGGAGGAGGATAAAGCACAAAATAACGAATTACTACATGATTATCTGAAACATTTGAATAAAATATATGTATTAGCGGTGATTTCACAAAATGGTAAAAAGAATGCGAAAAATTTGGATGAATTTCCAAAAGGAGCACAGGATGCCATTCAGCGTACATTGGAATGGTTAGAGACCTTTTTTAGTAAGAATCATGTTTCTGATACCATTCCTTATACACATTATGTTCGCAATCAATTCCATGTATATCCATTTGTTCAAGATAATTCTTTTATGAATGAGGAGTAGTAGATGTTGTCATTAACACGTAAAAATGTAACGTGTCCTCCTGGCACAGTTAAACGAAAAGGGTATACGCGTAAGTTTCGTCAGAGCATTACACGTTCTGGATTTACTGTTCGTCGTAAGGGTAAAATCTATACGGTACACCCAAAGACCGATGCGGTATATATCCCACCATCATGTGTAAAAACACGTGGTCCCGCGGGAACAAAAACCTTTGGAAAACTCCGGAAGGGTGACTTAATTAAATATGGATATCAATATCGTCTTTCTGATCGTTTGCGCCATATGGCACTAGAAAAGGCAATAAAGGTCTATGGAGTTGTCAACGTATTTCATAAATTGGATGCAGTAGCAAAGTTATCTGCTAAGTCTGCTCCCGATGCGAGTAAGATCTTTGTTCAAGATCGTGACTGGATTCGTAAGCATCATCTTCATAAGCAATAAACATACTTTTGTTCTATCATGATTCATGATAGTGAAAAGGATGAAGAATAAACTGCGAAAAAGAAGATCTGTGGGGCTGATAGTGTAGGAAGATGAATGAATCACCACCCCCTGAATATAATCAACGTACACAGGTGATACCACCCCCTCCTCCTAAACGTTCTTTCAATCGTGTTCGTAATGAAAGCAATCTGATGAAACGTGTTACAAATGAAACACAAGAAAAAACTATTTCTGTTGAAGCTAGTCAAACTGCGGAAACAATTCCTGAGAATTCCGGTCCATCATTACTATCTTCATTGTCTGCTACTACCGCATCCTTGGCAAGTTCAGTAACCTCCATTTTTCAACCAAGTACCGAACCTCATGAATTATGGTCTTTTTCGAATGCTCTTTTTTTTATTATCTTGATGATTCTTATCATTTGGGTGGCAGTATATGGTATTAGCACCTTTGTAAATATAAAACATATCAAAGACGATTGGGCGAACCAACGATGTAGTCCACTTGTTATGCCATTTGCAGGATTTTTTGGAGAAAATACAACGGATAATTTTGAATTTTGTATGGGAAAAATCTTCAATACTCATTCACAAGGATTTTTTGGTTCCGTTAGTGGAATGTTCGCTAGTTTTACAGGATTGCTTCAAATGATATTTGATTCGATCAGTTCTCTTCGAAATACAATCGCATCATTGGGGGGTGGAATTAATGTAATCTTTCAAGAATTCACAGAACGTATTTCAAGTTTTTTCTTTCAACTTCGAATGAGCGCGGTACGTATTAAGATGCTAATGGGAAGACTTTATGCAACACTATTTTCAGTAATGTATATGGGTATGTCAGGAATTTCAGGAATGACATCGTTTACTAATACATTTCTCTTTTCATTTTTGGATACGTTCTGTTTTCCAGGAAACACCGAAGTGATGGTGGAAAAGAATGGTGTAACCAGTCGTACCGCAATCAAGGATGTGAAGATTGGCGATATTCTTGTACCAGGTCATACACGTGTTACGGCCACATTTCGATTTTATTCGAGAGGGCAACCTATGGTACATATTGGACCTGTTTTAGTAAGTACAAATCATTATGTACAATATAATGGAAAACTCATTATGGCAGGACAACATCCGAATGCGATTCCATATGGACCCTGGGACTCAGATGAACTCCTTTATTGTTTGAATACAACGGATCATACCATTCCAATCGAATATCTTACCTTTATGGATTATGATGAAACACCTGAAGGCGATGAAGCAACTCTGAAATGGATCGAAGAAACGATCAATGCGAAAGCGATCTCGATCACAGAACGCAGAATCTATGAAGATGCCTGTTTTGCGATCGACGAGATGGCTAAGATTCGTACCAAACGAGGATTGATCCATGCGAAAGATATACAGATCGGTGATCAATTAACAACTGGCTCCGAAGTAATTGGCTTAATCCGTCGAGAAGTAAGTGAGGTATGTACCCTTTCAAATGGAGTACGAATCACGCCGGCCACATTATATTGGGACAAGAATGAATGGAAACGCCTTGGACGACATAACATGTATCAACAAATGAAATGCCAGATGGTATCCTTTGTGGTAACACCCAATTCACAAATTGAGCTGGAAAATGGTATGAGAATCCGTGATTATATGGAGGTGTGCTCTCCGGATTCCGAACAGCACTATTCGGCGTTGTTAGAGGAGAAGTAATAACGAATCTCTTATCAAAGGAGATGGAATCAAAATGGCCGTTTATGTTGATTACCTTCGGCCTATTGTTTGCTTTGGGCCTAACCATTGCGAATTTAGAAAAAACATCCGTCATGAACAATTGGACAGATCGTAGATGCGACCTGCCTGTTATGGCAGCGGCCGCTTTTTTCAAGCCTGATGCTGACCCACGAACCAGTTCAGAGTTTGCTACCGATAACTTTGAATTTTGTTTACAGTCCACGGTAGAAAAGTTTATTACATTCTTTATGGGACCAATTAACGCCCTATTTGGAAAACAGGTTAATGCGGCAGGAGAAGCGATTAACGCTGTAAACACAGGTCGTTCGATTGCACAAACAATGTATAACGCATTTCTATCATATTTAGATCAAATGTTTCATAAATTTAATACATCTGTTTTCGAAATGAGTAGAATTATTCAATATTTGCGCATGGCAGTACAACGTGCAAATGCGATTGCTGTTTCTACGATTTATGCTGGAATTAGTGCGTTTCGAGCAATGATTAACTCCATTCAATTGGTCATTCGTGTTGTTCTTATTATTTGCGGTATTATGTTGGCTATTATTATTATTTTATGGTTTATTTTATTTCCAGTTATTCCTATCATTCTAGCAACTCTGGGAGCAATTGTAACCGCAGTTATGGCATTTTCAGGAATACTTTCAAGTGAAATTTCAAGTGATGCCAGTAGTAAAATGGGTGGATTCTGTTTTTCAGAAGATGCTCCTATTATGATTCAAACTGTAGATGGAAAAGTAGAAATAAAATCAGCAAGTCAAATTAAATTAGGTGATGAGTTAGCATATGGCGGTGGCAGAGTGACATCGGTCATTTTAATGAATGGCAGTGATATTCCATTATATAGTCTATCGGGTATCTATGTATCAGGTTCTCATCTTGTAAAGGGAACCGATGGAGAATGGAAATCAGTATCCGATGATGAGCGTGCGGTTCATTCTGCTCGCATCTCACCTATCATTTATTGTTTTAATACAACATCAAACATGGTCCCTATTCAAGCAGCAGATCAATCGATTATATGGTTTCGAGACTGGGAAGAAATTAAAAATGATGATACAAATGGACAATTTATGTGGAACTATCTTATTTCAAAGATTCTTCATCAACATACAAATTATCATGCGTGGAAATCCAATCTTACCCCGCATTGTGAAACTGCCATATTAGGTCCAGAAATACGTGTAAAAACAAAAGAAGGATTTGTTCCCATTTGGAGATTATCTACTCCTTTTCTGAATGTAGTCGATCGAAAGGGTGAAGAACAGAAGATTTTAGGAATTATTCATGGAGAAGTCGCAAACGCAGAAGAAACAAATGGAAAATGGCATACAGAACTATATGTGTCAGAACAGAGCGCATGGATAAAGAGTAAGAATACGGTATGTCGTGGTATTAATACCATTCATGGTATGACATTAATTACGGAAAGTGGTGAATTTGCGATATGGGATGAGGATGAACAGAAAGAAAAATGGATACGAGACTTTACGGAAGTAGGCTATCAAACGATACATGAGACATATCCATTCGTAGAAGCGAGACTCCGGATGTCAAAATAGATTATCTAACGCGTATTCAGTAGAATGAAAACCGCTTTTCTTATCACTGGTTTGGTATTATTGTTGATCGCGAACCTAATGATGATGTATTCTAAAAACAGCGTTTCGGGTGAGGGATTTATGAACTATTTCTTGGAAAATGCTGGTTCATCCGGTATGGGCTCAAATAAATATGAGGCGATTGGACCCTTTGATGACGTCCGTGTTACACCAAGCAGTGGAGGCAGTTCATGGCGCGGAACCGCTCCCAATGAACCATTGCTGGGCCCTGACTTTCAACCCGGTCTAGACAGTTTATTTATGTTTAAGAACAACCAAGTCAAGCCTGAATGCTGTGGTTCATCGTATTCGTCTGATATGGGATGTGTTTGCACAACCCCTCAGCAACGAAATTACATTAACACACGTGGAGGAAATCGTACGGCAGAAGAAAGCTTTTAATTTTATATGACGATGTATTTTATGATTATGATAAAAAGTAAAAGATTATCATAATCAATCGTTTCATCTAATAGAATGAGTTTGAACGGACTGTCTAAAACGGCTAATAATACGGCAAGTAAGATTGTCAACAATGCTGCAAAGAATCTTCCGAAGAATACGGGAAATACGGGTTCATTCATGATGGCACCAATTTCAGACATGACTACGGTAATTAATAATACTGCGAAGAATGTTAAGAATGTTGCGTCTAATGCGGTTGCCAATGTAGTAGACACCGTAAATGATGCGGCATCAAATGTATCAAATAGTGTAAAGAATACATTTAATGGAAACGCATTTTCTGGAATTACTGAGCCAATTAAGGAATCAGTAAATGCGTCGATGGAGAATGATAGTTTATTTACAGTACCGGTTATAATTACACTTGGAATTCTAATTGTCGCGTTGATTGTGATTGTAATATTTCGAGATCAAGTCGCATTTGGATTTTCAGTAGCATGGCAAAAGATCAAAGACCTATTTGGAGGTTCATCTTCTGCTCCCGCACCGGTTCTTCCGTCTCCAACGATTAATCCATCTGCCAATCCAATGATTGATAATGGAGCACTTAATAAAATGCTACCGGCCAAAAAAGAAGTGTTTAACATTGCAGCTGATAAGTATACTTACACGGATGCGGAACCCTTATGTAAGGCATTTGGAGCAGAGCTTGCTACGTATGATCAAGTGAAGGATGCATGGAACAAGGGAGCAGATTGGTGTAATTATGGATGGGTAAAGGGACAATCCGCCGTGTATCCTACACAACAAACAACCTATGATAAATTACAAGCGGGACCTGAAGATCAACGTGCGGCATGTGGTGTACCTGGTGTGAATGGTGGATATTTTGATAATCCTGAATTGCGTTTTGGAGTGAATTGTTATGGTACAAAACCAAGTGAAAATGACACGGATGATCGTCATGGAATGCAGAAGAATTTGACTCCAGGAGCATTGGCATATGATAAGAAAGTTCAAGACTATAAGTCACAAATGAATGAGATTCCTGTGAATCCATTTAAGACAGGATCATGGTCTGCTTAAATTACTTAATTGTGTACGAGATACGTAACATATTAAGTAAGAGAGGGAGTACCCTGTGGGGCAGGAGGAATACTCGATTGTTTCAAAACCTTATGAGTAGAATATCCACGATTGGCTTTCACAAAGGTCATAATATTAACGGTTTCATCCACTCCACCACGTTGTTTATAGTATCCATGGAGTAATTCTTCGATTTTTGAAAGTGACAATTGATTGGGTTCACGACTATCTTTCACTTGAAGACGTCCATTTTGAATTTGAATAATGGCTTTTTCCATACCATGTTGTTGAAGGGTAGAAATAATCTGAGTTTCATAATCGTCCCGTACTTTTCGAGCGGCACCATATTGTTTAAAAAAAGAGGATGCCATATTGCTATAATGTAGCCAATAGCGAACTAAATTTCCGATACCGGGGTCTGCCATAGTGTTACTATCCCTTATCAAAATTTAAATTGTTGGATTACTCATTTTAAAACGTATGAGAACAAGATGGACAAATTCTTACCTTATTTTGATTCATTAGTAATACAACAAATGTCATAATAACAACAATCAACATTACAGAAAAGATACAAAGCGCAATGATAAGATAAGGAAAGGAGCGTTGAAAGATAAATTGTAAGAAGGGTTCAATAACAAGTTGTTGAATGTAATTTTTGGTATCCGTATTGGCAAGAGATAGAGCAAATTGATCAATTCGTCCTTTTAACATATGTACAAATCGTTCATTATCTTTTGTCCGGTCGACCGGCATTTTGGTGAGTGTGGCGAAAATCTTCTCTCTCTTCTAATCGCTGTGGTCAGAGAACATGCCGACCTTCCAGACTCCAAAATATTCTAAAGTAATTAATCCAAAAACAGGAAATACCGAGCCATGTTACAGTTTTATTGTGAATCATAATGATTCAGAGAAGCTATCGTATGTAATGGAAGAATCCATAACTGTTCATCATCTTGAACGTGTATTGAAAGAGAATACGGAATGGTGGAATGGATGGATTGCGTCCTTTTTAGGAGCAACTGCAAAACATTTTTCCAAACCCTATACGGTTCAACATATTCATAAAATTACAAAACATAATTTGACTCAAATGGAAGATACCGTATTTCCGGCAAATGTGATACTTTATCCAGGTTCGATTCAAATTCATGGAGGAGTATTTGGTGTAGAATGGTGCTATGAAACATCACCGGTTACGATTGAGATTCCGGAATTACCAGAGGAAGAGGAATCTCTTCCGGTTTCTTTACCAACTGACTCGGATGTTCAAGAGATGAACTTAGAAGAGGTACCGGTTGATCCAAATGCTACGGAGGAATCTCTTGTATTCAATACACCAACGAAATTTTATGAAAAAAATAAGGTGAAAGAGGCTCGATTAAAAGCAAAGATAGCGATGTATCGGGCGCAACACCAGATGAACAAATATTATGAAAAATACGGTACGGAGGTAACGGACTCCGATACAGAAGATTCAGAACTAGGGGATGATGAAGAGGAAGTCCAACTTTAAAAAGAGAGAGTTCGGCGAATATTCATAAAATTATGCCCTCATTCTTTTATAGAAAGTAATGGCAGGTATAGATATGGAACACGCCGTTTTAATCGCCCTAGTTGTGATCGTCGCCCTTTTCATGGTTCACCAATACAATCCCTATTTCTTTTCATCGTTAGCAGCATCATTAGGCCTAAGTGAAGGCTTTGCGGATGCCCCGAAGATGGATGCTAAGAAGGCTGATGCCCCGAAGATGGAGGCTAAGCCTGCCGCCCCTGCTAAGCCAGCCGATGCCAAGAAGACATCTGGCTTCAAGAATAAGTCTCACTTCGAGGACATGAATGAGGAGAAGAAGGAAGGCTTTGCAGACTTGAGTGCGTATCAGGGTCCGGCTCAGTTTGGCTCCGCGGAACAGCCGGCTGGATGCT